TAACTGCCTACGCATGGCAGGTCGCACAGTTCCTCTGGATTTGTTTCTTTTGTACCGCCTTGCAGTACGGCCACGTTTGACCTTTCGACTTTGACTCCATGCCTTGGCTTTTCCTGCTCGTACTGGACGATCTCCGATGTTTGCACGGGTGTATCCTCGAAAGCGTCCTTTGACGATGGAGTCCCATGCTTGGTCAAATGCCTCAGTCATGCAATAAACCCCCATTGATCGAAGGGATAGGTTGAATCAGCGGCACAGGCTTCTTCCATACATGCTCACACAAAGGGCATTCCCACAAGAACATTCTGTCCCTACTTCCCGCATAGAAACCGTTTATGCGTACAGCGAGAACATCAGCGTTGCATTTTTCGCACGTTTGGCTAACCTTGTCTCGATATGCTCTTGACATTTTACCGCCTCATACGTGGGAAGCGTGAACATAGGTTATGACGACTTGTGTTGATTGATCTAACGGGGGGGGCAATGACAAAGGATCGGGCAGGGATAATCTCGAACCAACGTTATAGTGAAGGTTTTCAGCCAAACTTCCAAGCGATTCACCTGCCGCTCCATAGCAATCAACCCAAACGAGCGAAGTTAATCCGTCTTCTTCACTTACCAAAGGCCCAAATTTAAGATCCACTCCCCACCTAAGATCAAGTGGATGCCCTGGCGGATAAGCAATTAGAGGGGTCTTACTTGTCCGATGTATTGGCGTGATTTGATATTCTCCGCCTCCTCCAAATGGCCGTCCAAGCGATACATCGGATTGGAAAAATAAATGCGTTTGACCAGCACCTTGAGGATATTGAACAAATCCATCAGGATCGCGGGCATAAATTACGCCTAAGTTGGGGATGGGAAGGTTTGCTGCATTAAGTCCAGCGACGAAATCATTTCTCGTCCCAGATTTACTTCCATCGCTATGTTCCATGGCTGACAATGGAACGGGACCTGGGCGAATGAATGACCTCTTATCTTCAATTGCATGTATCACGGGATTGCTTGCTCCTTTGCCAACTCGAACAGATGCCAATATGGTGTTCTGCCTCACCAACTCTGCACTCGGAGAACTTGGATACAAGCCGGTTGCAGTATCGACATATGATCCATAAACGAATCCAACATTGTTAGGAAGACGAGGATCGACATAAACCAGGAGTATTGCTTCATCCCCTGGGTTTGTTCCATTTGGTATCGCTGCGCCATGGTATGAAGAGTGATAGTTTGTTGTAGCACCGATGTCTAAAACCGATCCCGATCCAATGTCATAAAACATACCGTCAAGTTGGGCAACACCAGTGTCCACATACAATTCCTTTGTCGATCCTAACGTGCCGTTTGGACGTACACACCCATTTCCGCTGATCGGATTGTTTCGGTCGCTTTCATCGTATCTGTTTAGGGTGATTGGGATAATCCCGTTCCCTAAACCGTTCTCAACAAAGTTGGTCAAAGATGGACTGGCAAGAACATCGGTGTCACGGAGTCCATCGTTTTGATATGTTGACGATGCGGTCTTTTCATGGCCTTCTGCCAAATTAGTGTTCGACATATCAACAATTCCACCGTTTCAATGCCGCACCCTTTGGAGTCATTTTTCCACCTTTACTGGTTGGACCTTTGACTCCACTCATTCGGGCGCAAAAGGACTTACGCCTCTTAGCCTTCTTTGATCCAGCCTTGAGTTTGCTTGGCTTGGTGGTGACAGGTGGTTTGAGATTTGCGCCTTCTTCACGCTTGGCCTTTGCCCGTCCCTTTGCGTTCAAACCGCCCTTTCTGCTATGTCGGTTTGGGTTGTAGCCATGGAATGGCTTGGAATTTTTCTTTGCCTTTGAGATCATTGCTTTTGACAGCAAATCGCAACTTTCACACTCACATCTAAACGCTTTGACCATGGTTGGTTTCCCTCCTACTCCTTGGGGTTTGGATCGCTTACGGCGCGTAGCCGCTTTCTTGTCCGATTGGCTCATACCCCTCGTTGTTTTAGGGGTTTTGGAAGAAACCTTCTTTGAAGGACGACATTTTGGATAGCCCTTACTATCCGTCTTTGCTTCGCCACGTCCACAAGGAGGATGCTTGCCATCCTTATCCTTGCGAGAAACGTCAACCCATTTTTCTTTGAACCAACGCCTCAAGTCTTTTTCGATAAGATCCGAGATGGGGGCGTTGATCATGGTGAATCATTCCGTGTATTGGAAATTGGGGCATTCAAACGCATAGGCATGATCAGAGTGTCTTGGGCTATGTACCAAAAGACCACATGGATCCCAAGTCTGTTTTGCACCACATTCGGAGCATTTGCCACGCCTCTCACGTGTTCGGTTGCCATCCATTCCTGTGTATCGTTCTTTCATCAATTCCCATGCTTTCTCAAGTGCTTCGTGAGTCATTTCTTTTTGCCTCCCTTTGACTTTTTCTTCCAGCCGCCGCCTTTGGACTTGTACCACTTAGAAGCCCAACCGTTGGCGTAGGCCGAAGGGTACACCTTGAACTTGGATCGAGCCTTTGATTTGGCTTGCGACCAGAGACCTGGGTTGGTTGGGGCGTTGTCGCCCTTCTCGTCGCTTTTCATCAATTCCCATGCCATCTCAAATGTTTCAGTCATTATCGAACCTCCATCAAAATTTCAATCCGAACCTCGTTCGTTGTATTTTTTTGGATCGGGACAAACGTCGTTCGGAATGCAGGTGCGTCGAGGGCATTTGTTCCGTGCAAAACAACTTCTTGGATTGGTTGAGCCGATGCTTGCTGAGAATCAAAAAAAGCATTGATTGAGATGGTTCGATCATCGATTCTTTGAATCTCAACATTTTTATTCAGTTGAGTATTTCCTGCCCCACTGTCTCTGCTTGATGCTTTGGATCCAGACGAACCCAATGTGCAATTCTTGATCAGCGTTTGAAGGTGATCGGTCAAAGCGGCTTTGAGGGGGTCGAGAACAGGCATATCATTTCACCACGTACTTACGGCTCTTGCTTGAACCGAGGGGTACACCCCTTTTGTTATTATCCCGAACACCTATGCTTCCAAGGCCGTTTTTGTGTTTTGCACCTATCACAAAACCTGTATTATTTGTGTTCCTCACAGATAGTCGATGAACTGCAACGATTTGAATAGATGTGGACATCGATATGTTTTTGATGTCTTTTTCATCTGCTGATGAACTGTTCAATCCACTGACCACAACAGATTCTGTACGAAGATCTGCGAGTATTCCTTCGATACCTTTCTCATACTGTGCAATCACAAGATTTGTTTTACCAGTGGAATGAGTATGCTCTGCTTCAAACACAGCAAACTTTCCGACAACTCCGTGAGTTGGAAGATTCACTGAAATAAGATCACCTGCTGAAACCGATGTGGCATTCATTAAACCTCTTATTCGTATCATCGGCGCACCATTTTCAACACGGGAGAGCAAAGCCTTTGCGATGGATCTTGCTTCCTTCACTGTCTTCAAACCAGGTATCTGTTGACGCAATGTCTTGACCAAACCTTCTTCTCCGTTAGCCGCAGATTCCCTAATTCGTTCACTGTCTTGAATATGAACAAACACAATCTCATTTCCAGAAATCACATCCCCTACGATCACAATTTCGTTTGGTGAATCGAACAAACGACTAACGATGATGTCTTCGGCTCCATTTTCCACACCTAAACTCAAACCTGTATCGTCAAACACCTTGTCGGAATAAACAAGTTGACCTGCTCGGTAATTGATTATTTGACGATTATCGATTTGAGAGAGATTTCGGATCACATCCATAGTGTTCAAACCTCTTGCATCTCTCGATACAAATATGTCACTGTGTTGATTTCGCTCTTTCAATATCGGATGAGAGTCTGTGTTTTTGTTGATTTTGTTGCCAACTGATACCTGATCTGGTTTTGCTAATCGAATACCGGCAAAGTCGCCTCCAGCGTCATTCAATAATCTCATTGCTGCATCGGTGCTTCTCATACCTATGTTTCCTAACTGAACTCCTCGAAGGTTGGAAATATCGATGCCAGAATCTTTCAAATTCTTTTCGCTTAGGTCATTAAAGGACATGTAGTCGGTGTCTAAATCGTTTTTGACACTGGCAACCGTCCACTTGTTTCTGTTGCCATCGATAACATGCGGAGGGAATTGAGATTCATTGATATTTAGTCCATCATGTTTGATCCTTTGAGTTTCACCCTTTGATTGAATGACGCCCCGATCCTTACCGTTGGTTAAGGAGAATGAATTTTGTTGAGCCATGACGAAATCGGACGGTTCGTAATGCAGTAATCCTTGGAATGAGAGCGTTGTTTTTTCCACTGTATTCTTCTCTCGATTGTAAAACGGCCATGTGTGTCTTTGGATTTTTGATACAACAACTGCATTGTCGATGAAAGAAGGTGCAACCACCTGTTTCCTCACCGTACTTCTTGCATCAAAGAGAGTCCCCACCTCAGTTAAGGACGAAACATCTGTGTAATACCAAGTCATGCCAACATAATCGGATACAGTTGCCCCAGTTAGATCTGCCAAGGTTCCTGACGAGATCGTGATGTCATCGCCTTCTATGGATGAGTAAGTCAAAACGCCCGAATGGTTTAACGCAAATATCTTGCCGCCCCCTTTTGGAAGAACAGACGCATCATCCAAGGAATATACATTAGCCCCTTTGTTAGTCATCACCTTCACCCTCGGATACAAGCGGAGAGCATCTTGTGATTGACTGATTTCTCCATCCTTTGAATGTATGGCGTGATCGCCCATTATGCCCTTTGAGGTGTCGTAAAGCGTTTCCGATTGGCTGATTTTGCCGCCTCCTCCAACGTGGGATGACTGAGAATACCGTGGCTCTATGGATGGTTGCATGATCTCATCGTTTGATATTCGATGAGCGTCGGATTTTGCAAATTGAAGCATATTAGCACTTGGAATTAAATGCCAAACAACATCAAATTCATTGAAATCTGGGTACGAAATCTCAAACGAACCTTCTGCCGAAGTGATTGGTTCAACCTCTCCCAAATCTCGATCCGCATTCATTTCAAAGATTCCATACCTCTTGTCTCTCGTAAAAATTTGAGATCCGTATTTATCGTATGTTCCTGATAGGGATGCTCTTGGACCCAAAACAAAACCATCTTGTAAAAGATCGGAAGCAAAAGCAAACAATTTCAGTGGTCGAACTGGTCGAACAATATAGTCAACATATTTGCGAACTGGATGTGAAGCAACAGCCTTTCCAGTGTTTGAATCAACTTGAGATTTCATAGTGTCTTCGCCATTGCGTGAGATGTATGTTTTTCGCAAAATATACACTCCTCCCCACGCTGGAAGATCGGCGGAACCTCTGACAGCCCATGCATCCAAAGCATGTGTCTTGTGATCCATTCGTACAGAATCCCCAGTTAGAACTATTGCTCCTTTTGAAGCATTTGAATCGGGACTCCAAGTTGGCTTAGTGGTGAAGTCTTTTTCAGCCGTTGCAGTTCCTGCACCATCGACTGTGAAGCCTTCTAACTGCAATTGAGATTTGATCTGGTGCGATGGCAAGACAGGGAAGTGGTATCCAAGCATTAAATCGGAATGCAAAGAAACAGACCTTGTTCCAACCACTCCGTATTGGACCTTCTTATTTTCTATTCTTTCACTTTCAACTTCCATGACCAAACCAAGACGAGGTTCTGCCCTCGATTGAATTTGTCTTATATCGGAGATTTCTGAGGTCAGCAGCGGCATGGCTTCGTTCACTGTCAATGAAGAACCCGAAATTTGACTTTGACCGTTTGGAGGATACGAATATGTACCCAACGTCTTTGTTATCGGCCTCATATTGGTGTGTAACGCATTTCCACGAAGGTGATAAAATTGAGATCCAGTGACGAAATCTGTTGTTTGAGCAATTTTAGCACTTGGCGACAGCGTTTGATCATAGGACGCAGATCCTGTCCATTGTTGCAAGTCAATCCATGGATCCGTCCCCTTGTTCAACGGTTTTGTGTTAAGATCATAATACAAAGCAGGGTGAGGCGAAGCAGTTGCCGTGAATTTTTTGTCATATTTTCGTGACAAGTAGGACTCAACCTCTTTGATTTCATCTGTGGTTAATGCTCTTGGATAAAGGATGATCTCAGCGATTTGTCCTTGAAGGAAATAGGGACTTGGAACATTCGCAATTGAGGTTTGACCCGCCGTCATCCGCCAAAAGGCATTGGTTGCTGTTGCTTCTTGACATCCATTGACTCGAAGGGTTTGAGCGGCAGTAGCCCCTGCGCCATCTCCTCCACTCATCACGCAAGCAACGACATCAGGTATTCCAACATTCATTCGATTCTCAACAGAAGAAGTGTAAAGTTGCCCCCATCCTGTGTTTTGACCCCACCAAAATCCCCATTGATCGGTCCCTGACCACTTGGCGTAAAGGTTGAATCCTTGACGACTCGGAGATCCGACAGGTGCGCGTCGAGAAGAGATAATTCCTTGATATGAGTTATCATCTGTATCCGAACACGCTACTGCAAAGAGAGTAAATTGAGCAGTATTCAATGACTCCAAATACCCCGCCGCCGATAGCAATTTATCGTTTCCATCACAATCAACTACGGGCATATTGTTGAAGTTAGCATTGCTTTTGACAAATGTGGGTTGTGCGGAAGCGGTTGCTTGAACAAATTCGATGTCATTTCCAGATGAATCAATCCAAGAGGTGATTGCATCTCCGTCTTGAAGATCGAGGGCATCCGCTTTCAGCCAAAGACTGGCTCCTGATATTGGCAGTTCGGTTGGGCGTGTATCATCCAACTCGTAATCCCATCCACCTGATGCCATAACATGAGGGGAAAGCATACCGTTTTGCGTGATGCCAACTCTGTTCCCAATACCAATTTTTTCATTTGGACTTAGCAATTCATTGCTTTGACGAATGTTTCTTTCGTCCTTCATAGCCTCAACTGTGAAATCATTTGCTACGAAACCAACAGGAACAGATCGTTCAATTCCTAAAGTGGTTCCGTAATTCCCCCAATCAATTCCATCCGAAATTGAGAACGGAGATGCAAGGTCTTGAACAGAGTCATGTATGCCTCCGTCGAACCTGCCACTGTTTAACATCGCTTGGGAATTTCCTGCATCTGCCTCATTCGGATCTCCTGCAAGCATATTCAAGGCATCGGATCCGGTTCGGAAGCCCCATGATCGCACAGGCAAGCGGCGACTAACATCAATCGCAACGCAAGGTTGGAACGTGAAGAATTGCTTGTTGAAGTCTTCATTGTCTGTATCCTTGTCAATGCCCATGACAACACCGATTTCTTTAGTGGGATCTATGCCATCTCCAATACCTTCTCCTCTCGAAAATCGATTTCCGTTTGAATTCTCACTTCTTAGTCGCAGAGTCCCACTTGCCTCACGAATTGTGGAATGACCCATCCGTACAGCCCCTGCACCTCGAAGTCCTTCGATATTTCCATGACCACTTGCATTTAATCCATTGAATCCCCAATTTTGTAGCCATTGAGCAATGTAAAGGCGTTCAAAAGCCGAACTCTTCAATGGTTGAGCATCTGTTGTTGGGTGCGATGCATTTCTTAAGAACAAACCATTTACAGCAGGGTAATCTCTTGATCGAGGCATCCCTGCTTCACGGTATCGGAACATCAAGAAATGTTCTCTGCTTGTGCCAAATAATGAA